TATTTAAAAGTCGTCTGTAAATGTTATTGTTTCATTCAGTTTTGCCTTCTGATATTCCATTGTTCTTGATTCAAAGAAATTACCTTTAGTTTCAACTGCGATTTGTTCCATGAACTTGAATGGTTGTTCTACGTTAAATTCTTTACTACAACCCATCTTAACCAATAGTCCATCAACAACAAACTCAAGATATTGTCTCATTAAGTTTGAATTCATCCCAATAAGTGAAACTGGTAATGATTCTGTAATGAATTCTTTTTCAATATCCAATGCTGATAATAAGATTTCTCTAATTCTTTTTTCACTTGGTTTGTCCTCTATGTGATTATTCAACAAGTGAATTGCAAAATCACAATGTAAGTTCTCATCTTTAAATATTAATGAATTAGCATTACATAATCCTTGCATAATTCCTCTTGATTTTAACCAAAAAATTGAACAGAATGACCCTGAAAAGAAGATACCTTCAACCGCCGCAAAAGCAACCAATCTTTCTTGAAACGAAGCGTTTTGAATCCAATTCAATGCCCAATTTGCCTTTTTCTGTACCGCAGGTAGTCTATCAATTGCGTGAAAACATTCATCTTTTTCCTCAGCACTTGAAACATAAGTATCAATAAGTAACGAATACATTAATGAATGTATATTTTCCATCATAAGCTGAAACCCGTAAAAGAATTTTGCTTCAGGATATTGAACTTCTTTTAAGAAGTTTTCCGCCAAATTCTCATTTACAATACCATCAGATGCAGCAAAAAATGACAATATATTTTTAACAAAATATTTTTCATTATCAGATAAATTTTCCCAATCACGAATGTCGTTTGTTAAATCAATTTCTTCTGCTGTCCAAAAAGCCGCTTGATGTTGTTTGTAATATTCCCAAATGTCGTTATGTTCAATAGGGAAGATAACAAACCTGTTAGGGTTTTCTTTTAAAATTTTTTCCATAATTATTTTTCTATTTTATTTACGATTGTTGTTCTCTTTGTTTTCTCTTTTCTAAGAGTTCTTTAACTCTATCACGTTTTCTTTCTTCTTGTTGTTCTTCAAACCCTAAGAAAGTTACGGAACTTTCAGTATCTATTTCAAGGAGTTCGTTGTTGAACTTGCAGTTCTCAAATACAACCCCATCTTTACCGATACGTGACTTAGTAATCGCGATGGTTGCTAAATTCATTTCCTTTTGTTGTAAAGTTTTAGCCACGGAAATGATAACGTGTCCAACTTGGGCCTTTTTAATTGACCCACCCATTTGGTCAGTAGTCACAACCTCAGAAGAGATTGACGACCTGTTACCTTGTGTTGCCGTCCAACCCACCAATGATAACTCATGGCACATCGCCTCAAATCCTCTCATAACCGAACCTTCGGCTTTCCACTCATCTTTACTTGTACTCTCAGGAACAACACAATCTATGTAATCCAAAAGAACTAAATCAATTTTTGTTCCATCCGCAATCATTTTTCTGATTTGATTTTTGATTTGATTCATAGTCATAGAATCTGAAGGTAGTTTCTTTAAAATTAACTCATTCTTCATTGTCTCTTTAATCTCAGTGATTTTACTCATTACGGTTTCTTTATGTAGAACCAAATTATCAGGTTCAATACCAGTCCATAGAGTAAAATGTTTACGTTGTACAATCTTTGGGTTGTCTTCAAAAAAGATTTGAAGAACGTTATACCCAAGATTAAATGCTGTGTTAGCAATCTTAGTAAGGATGGTAGTTTTACCAACCCCTGTAGGAGCCAATATAACACCTATCTCTCCCCTTGCAAGACCACCTTTAAGTAATCTGTCAATCCCTGGTATTCCAATTGGAATTGGGTGTCTAAAATCCTCATCCAATACTGTCTCAAGATTAGAGAAGATATCGGTTGTCCCCAAATCTCTTTCTCCAACTTGTAACGCCAAACGAATAAGTCCCTCAACCTTATCATAAGATTCAAAATCACCTTCAGTAATAATCTTTTGTGATTTATCCATAGCCTTTTGAAGTTCTTGTTGTTTACAAAACTTCAATGCCTTTTCTTGAACAAATTGTGTTCCTTCAAATGGTGCGTCTTTGACTTGTTTAATAGTATCCAAAACGATTTTAGCCACCAATTCTTGTGAGATTTCGGATTTAACAATTTGCTCAAGAGTATCAAAGTTAGGTGTTGACTGATATTTTGCATGATACTCTTTTGTCATCTGTAAGATGATTTTAAAATACTTATTATCAAAATAAGCACTTTCAATAACATCCATAATCGATGTTGAAAATTCTTTGTCTACAATAAGTTGGTTTAAAAGTTGTATCTGGAAAGTGTTCCCTAAGTAATCGAAATTCTTGTTCATATATCGTTTTTGTAATCCCCTGTTTTATTAAATATTTACTTGTTTAGGTCAACGCCCAAATATTCAAAACTTAATTTTGAGGATGAAAAAATGTCAGTTAGTTCACGAAGTACGTCTTTCAAAAATGGTCGTACGTCAACCGTATAACGAACTTTTGGTGGAAACAATTTTCCGTCAAAATAAGTATGACATATTGTCTGTTCTCCAATTCTAACACAAAGATTGAATTGTTCACTACCTTCAGTAAATGAAGTTTCCATAATTGCAGGGTCATTAACAATCGCATCTTTGTTATCAATCATATAGATAACCGTTTTCATCTTTAGATGATACTGAAGTTCTTCTTTCAGTTGTTTCATAAAGTAATACAATTCCAATGAGTTTTTTGCCTCAGGATTGAACCCTCTAACGTTAAAGAATCTCTGAACTACGATGTTGTCATTCAACGTCAATAGGAATTCCATTTTGGTGCTGTCTTGCTCTTTCATAATTTAATTTTTGTTTGTGTTTCTTTTTTCTTTTCTTGTTAATTTCATAAATGGTTTTAGGAAGTTTACCCAAGCATCATCGTTCTTAGGAAGATACTTAAAGAGACCGTCTTCCATCATCATTCTCATTAAGTTTTTGTAACCCCTATCCGTGGGGTCTATTGTATCTGTTAATATCTGTTCTACCAATTCTTTTCCATCATCAGTAATTAAAGGATTACTAAGGTCTACTATTTTCTTATTTGTAATGTAAAACTGTTCTCCAAAGATAGTTGATTTTGTCTTACCATCCAAAAGATTAACCAATGTTTTTATAGGTTTCTTTTGCGGGATATTTCGTGCACAATCCAAAATTTCTTCGATAGTGCATGGTTTCTCCTGCACCTGAGGGAAATATTTGATTAAAGTTTTTTCGCCAAGTCCTTCAATACCACTAATATTATCCGACTTGTCTCCTGTGAAAATTTTGGTTAATAGAACATTATAATGAGGGATATCAACCTTATTAATTGTTATCATATCCCCATTCTTATAATATTGTTTTGATATTGGTGAATAGATTGTAACTCTTTCTGAAATAAGTTGAGTAAGGTCTTTATCTGCTGAAAATATAATAATATTCTCATCTTTAGATATCTTACAATAATAAGCAATTAGGTCATCTGCCTCGTTACTAACCATCTCAACTTGACGAACAAAGATTTCTTCCAAGTATTGTTTAACTCGTGATTTTTGATACAAATACGACTCGTACTTGTACTCGTTCATATCTTGTCGTCTGTTTGCCTTATATGGTGGGTATATAGATTTTCTTATAGATGAGTTTGAATCCCCATCCCAAAATACAACAACTTTATCATGGTTGTGTTCTTCAAGGAATTTGCGGAGTATATTCACAAAGTGAAATACTCCACCCACATGAGCTCCGTCATTATAAACGTCTTTTGCTCCGTGGAATCCTATCTTAAATAAATTATCTCCGTCTACTAATAATGTTTTAATCACGTTTGTGATTTATAATGTGAAACAATATACTAATCCTCTTTCTCTTCTTTTAAATCAAAATCTAAAGACGCAACTCCAAGAATATCTTTCCAATAGTCGGCGTATTCTTTTTTGTAGTTTTCAATAGATATTTTTTCTTCTGCAACTTCTTTCCCTGCTAAGAACCCGTGTGGTGTTACAATAATCTTTCCGTCCTCATACCCCAATCCATTGATGTGGTTTTTCATAACAGAAACTTTTGTTCTAATTGCAAACTTTACACTTCTCTTGTCTTTGGTTGCGGTAATCTTGTTTGTGCCCGCACCTTTTTGGTTACCAAATAAGAACACCAAAGATGAGTTTAACCAAATAGCCTCACCACCTTTTGCTTTAATTTTTGGTTGACCGAATGGATTGTCAGGTAATTCAACCCAAGGTTGGTTAACAATAACCAATGTGTTTTCGTATTTTGAATCTGCTTTACGAGAACCTGAAATACGTTGGTTGATACCCATACCAATCTTGTCAGCAAGTGTTGATG